ACTGGCGAAACAGATCCCAGTCGTCGAGCCGCTGGGCACGCCTCAATCGCACCCCGACGACTGGGATCTGTTTCGCCAGTACGCCATCGAAGACGTCGAGCAGCTGCGGCTGGTGTTCACCCACACCCGGCAGCTGCCGCTGCAGGAGTGGGAAGAATACTGGGCCAGTGAGGCGATCAACGACCGCGGCATGCCGATCGACATCGAGTTCGCCAAGCGCGCGGCAGCGGTGGCCTCGGCCAACGTCGCCCGGTCGAACGCCAAACTGAAGAAGATGACCGACGGCGTCATCTCCAAGGTGACGCAGCGCGAGCGTATCGCCAACTGGGTCTGGGACCACATGGTCGGCCACCCGGAGGTGCTCGACATCATGACCAAGCAGGTTCGCGAGGACCCCGACAGCGAGGACGACCTGATCGTCACCAAGGTCGGCATCGACCGCCGGCGTATCGAGCAGATCCTCGCCTATCTCGACACGGTCGACGAGAAGCAGGGCCTGACCGACGAGGAATGGCTGGTCTACCAGATGCTCGAAATCAGGCAGTGGGACGGCTCGTCCGCCCCGGCCAAGTTCGAGAAGGCTTTGATGGCGCGGGTCGGCGACCGCATGAAGAACTGCTACGTGTTCAACGGCGCGGCCCAGACCGGACGTTTTTCGTCCCGGGTCTGGCAGGCTCACAACATGCCGAACAAGTACATCGGGATGGAGGAGAAAGATCCGACGCTCGAGGAACTGGCAATCGAAATGATCAACGAGATCGAGGTACCCACATGACCGTTTGGTTCACGTCCGACCTGCACTTCGGGCACAACAACATCGGCGCGTTCACGGGGCGGCCGTGGCGCGACACGCGGAAGATGGACAAGGCGCTGATCGAGAACATCAACAGCGTGGTGGAGCCGCACGACACGCTGTATCTCCTCGGCGACATCAGCTTCCGCAACGCCAACCAGACGCACGCCTTGCTCGACCAGATCAACGGCAAGCTGATCCTGATCCGCGGCAACCACGACGGCCGCGAGGTAAAGGGCTGGCGGGGCTGGTGCGGCCAGCACGACGAGCTGGAGATGCCGCTACACGGCTACAAGACCAAGCTGAACCTGTGCCACTACCCACCGCTCAGGCCGATGCCCGGACGGGTCTACCTGCACGGCCATCTGCATCGCCGGACGCCCGGCTCCCTGCCCCTGTATGACGTCGGCGTCGACGCCAACAACTACATGCCTGTTCCGCAGGAACGCATCGCCGAGCTGGTGCGCGCCGAGAAGAGCGGGATGGCACAACTTGAAAAAATCATGAAGGAGGCCTGAGCTATGGCTAGATCAGTTTTCACAGACCGCACGGCCAAGACGCACATTTTCAGCGGCTACCTCGCATGCCACCCCAAGCAGGGTGTGAAGTATTCCGTCGGCGAGCCGAACCTCGGCGCGGGCTGGCGGTGGATGAAGCTGAAGGTGCATCTCCCCTTCTCACTCTTCACCACGCCGTCGCTGGCGATCAACATCAAGGTTCCGAACGAGCGTACCGACCCGATCGACATCGACGTCGTAGCCGCTCAGGAAGCACTGGAAGGCGTCCTCGGATGCCGTGTGGAGGTAACGACCAATGACGACGCTTGACACATCCCCCACCGGACGCGTTCTTGACAACGCTTGGCTCGACCAGTTCGAAGCCAAGTTCGGACCTGTCGCCCGTGGTCTGGGCCGCCTCGTGCGGCCGACCATCATCGCCCCCGACGGCAAGGTGCTGGTCTGGGGCGACTGGTCGGCGATCGAGGCGCGTGTGCTGCCGTGGCTGGCCAACTCGCGCGGCGCCGAGAAGAAGCTCGACGTGTTCCGGTCGAACGACAAGGACCCGGACGCACCGGACGTCTACAAGATCAACGCCGGCGCCATCTACGAGAAGCCGCCGGAGGACATCGAGAAGGACGAGCGGCAGGTCGGCAAGGTCGCTGAGCTGTCGCTGGGCTTCGGCGGCTCCGACGGCGCCCTGATCGCCATGGCGTCGAACTACGGCATCTACCTCGGCGAGAACATGCGCAAGCACGTCATCGACACATGGCGGCAGGCAAACAGCTGGGCGCCGATCTTCTGGGGTCGGCACACCCAGAACGAGAGCTACGGCCTGTGGGGCTCGTTCAATCAGGCGCTGGAGAACCCGGACACGATCTTCGAGGTGGGCCGGGTGGCCTATGTCTACGACAAGAGCTATCTCGGCGGCACCGTGTTCTGCGGCCTGCCCGACGGGCGCATGCTGACCTACCCGTCGGTGAAGATCCGCGACCTAGAGTTCGAGAACAAGCAGGGCGACAAGGAGACGAAGCGCGTGCTGTCCTACAGGCGCGGCTACGGCTTCTCGGGCCTCTGGTACGGGAAACTGGCCGAGAACGTCACACAGGCCACCGCAGGCTCGCTGCTGCGCCGTTTGCTGGTGCGGCTGGAGCAGTCGGACATGCTGCGAGGGATGATGCCCGTCATCGCCCACACGCACGACGAGGCGGTCACCATGTGCGACGAGAAGGACGAGGACGACGCCAAGACGCGCCTGTTCGACCTGATGACGACGAACGACCCGTGGAACGAGGGGCTGCCGCTGGCGGCTGAAGTGACCTCGGACTTCTACTACACCAAGGCGGCATAGGAGACTGAGTGATGCGATACGCGCAGATCAAGAGCGGACACAAGTTGCATCTGGTATTCGAGGCAGGGGAGGGCTGGTCCGGCGACAAGCTGGTGAAAGCCGGTCACGTCAGCGCACCGCTTTGCAACGAACATACATTCGATGGCCGCTATCGCATGACGATCAATGTGCCGCTGGCGAACGCCTGCAAAAACTGCCTGCGCGTCTACCGCGCGCGGCTGGGGTGATGTCGATGGCGTGGAAATACCTTGGGCAGGTCGGTGGTGAGTATGGCTTCGCCGACATGTTCTACTCGATCGGAAACCTGAGCGATGACCTCGCCGCCGACGTCGAGTGGAGCCTGCTCTACCGGGCGCCGCGCTTCCAGTCGATGATCGCGCAAGCCGGCTTCGATCCGCTCAACGGCAAGATGTGCGACGTCGAGCTTTACCCGGGCGGCTATCGGGATGTATTGTTCGCGCCTGCCGGGACGGCATCGCCGCCCGACGGACAGCGTTACCCCCTATAAAAAAGCCCCGGGCCGTGAGACCCGGGGCAACGCGAAGCGCACGAGAGGAAATACGAATGGTCGCGCAAGACAAAGGTACCCTGACAGCCACGCGTTTGCAACCGCCTGATATAGTCCGGGGGAAGTTAGCCGATGCGATGCCCCTGATACTCGGGCATCACTACACCCGTCGTCGAACGGCGGACCCCATGTTCGTGTTCCTGTGCCAACGAGACGGCGAGAGCACCGCAGCCGCCGTGTTCACCGCACCCGTCAATCGGTACTTTGGAAAAGGTTCGGTGGAGCTGGCACGGCTCGTGAGAACACCGGAGGAGCCGGTGCCAATGACGTGGTTCCTGTCGCGATGCGTGCGGGAGCTTAAGAAAGACCCGAGGCGGTTGCGCTTCCTCATAGCGTACGCCGACACGACGGTAGGCCACCACGGCGGTGTGTATCAGGCGGCCAATTTTATGTTCGTGGCCCGCAGCAAGGGGAATGTGCAGTACCGCCACCGTGAAACCGGGCGGATCGTGTCCGGTCGGTCCTTCGATCAACACGCCGACGGCAACAAGGATGGTTACGACCGGCTTCGGACGGGGCCGAAGAACCTGTACGTGATGCCGCTGCACGAGAAAAAGAAAGAGTTGCTTCGTCGTTTTGGGTGGCGGGAGCTGCACTATCCGAAGCCCGAGATGGATACGCAAAATGACGGATAAAAACAACTTGACAGCCCTGCGTTTGCAACTGTCTTCCAACGGCTACGAAGTCGTTCCCAACATCGCGAAGCAGTGCGTCCTGAAGGGATGGCCGACCGTCAGCCAAGACGAGGCGACCATCCGAGACTGGACGCGCAAGCACTCGCGCTTCGCCGACACCGGCATCCGGCTCGGCAACGGCGTCGCGGTGATCGACATCGACGTCGAGGACCGGGAGCTGGTCGAGGAGATCGCCGCCCAGTTCGAGGCGCTGATCGAGGAGTGGGGCATGGACCCGCTCGCAATCCCCGTCCGGGGAAACACGAAGAATGGCAAGGAGGCTTGGTTTGTCCGAACAACAGAGACGTTCAATCGCATTCACACGCACCGCTGGCGACGTCCGGGTGCGGGCTCTGATGACCCGACCGCGCACGTCGAGATTTTCGGCGGCGGGTCTGCCCGTCAGTTCGGCGCATTTGGTTCTCATGGCTACGACGACGCCGGCGAAGTGCTCAGCCGGTATGTTTGGGCAGACGAGATATCCCCACTTACGACGCCCGTTGATGCCCTTCCATGCTTCAGCAAACAGCAATTCTTCGACTTGGCCAGAGCCGCCGAGCGTTGCCTAGAGGAGGCAGGATATGAACTGGTCACCCGATCCAAGTCTGGTGAAGACCTTGCTGAAAAAGTCTACGACATCACCGAAGACATGCGTTTTGATTGCGACGACGGCGTCACCAGATCGCTTTCGGAGCTTCGTGACGCGGCAGGCGCAGGCGATCTTAGATGCTCGGCCAGCTTCCTCGAGGGTCCTGAGGCACGCCGCCGCGATCGCTGCCTCGTCAGGCTTGAGCGCAGTGGAGGTGTTGCCATCTGGGAAACTTCGGCTGGTGTCACTCACTGCGAAGCGCCGCTGAAGCCGCGCGACCCCGACCAGCAGGCGGAGGACTTCGCCGCCAAGCTGGCCGCCGCCGGCATCAAGGCGGTCGAGCGGCGCGAACGGTCGGAGGAGCTGGAGGCGGCGATCGGCGAGGAGGACGACCAGCAAGAGCTGTACAAGCTGCGCGTCGAGAAACTCGTCAACGAGGTTGCCTACTGCCGCTCGACGCCGCAGCGTGCCTGCATCCCGCTGGACGCACGCGAACTGACCGACGGATGGCCGGCGTCGACCTTCAGGGAGGACTACCGTAACCGCTGCTGGCACGAGACCGTCATCGGCCCGCGCGGCGGCGTGCAGGAGAAGTCGCACAACCCGGTCGACGGGTGGCTGGGGCACCGCGACCGCGTGTCGGTGGCGGGCGTACGCTTCGCGCCGGGGGAGGAGTATCCCCTGTTCGACCAGAGCGGCCTGCAGTGGGTCAACATATACCGCCCGCCGGCGCACGAGGGCGAGGGAGAGATCGCCACATGGCTGGAATTCATCGAGCACCTGTTCCCCGACGCCGCCGAGCAGGCGTGGTTCTGCCAATGGCTGGCCTACAAGGCAGCGCACCCGGAGGTGCCCGGCCCGGGGCTGATCCTGTTCGCCAAGCACTTCGGCACCGGCCGCGGCACGCTGTTCAATATCCTGCGCGCCTACTTCGGCCAGAGGTACGTCACCGAGATCAAACAAAAAACGCTGATGGGGCGCGACTACCAGTCGCAGTACAACGACTGGCAGATCAACAACCTGATCGTCACCGTCGACGAGGCGGCCGACGATCAGGACGCCACGTCGTTCAAGTCGCGGCAGCTGGCCTACGAGCGGCTGAAGGAAGTGCACGTGCCGGAGGAGCGGGAGGTGCGCATTCAGGTCAAGGGCATGAACAACTTCATGGCCAAGACGCATGCGTCGCTGATCGTGGCCACGAACCACGCCGACGCCATCCCGCTCGACGTCGACGACCGCCGTTTTACGGTGCTGACGAGCGGCAGGAAGCTGTCCGACGCGCCGGGCGACCTGATGGGCCGCATTCATGCGTGGCGGGCTCAGGCGGGCTCCATGGCGGCGTTGCAGGAATGGTTCGGTACGATAGACCTCGCCGGCTACAGCCCGTACGAGGCGCCGCCCCTGTTCGAAGGCAAGAAGGTCATGGCGCGTTCGAACCGGTCGGAGCTGGACGAGGCCTTCGACGACGTGCTCGAGACGCTGCCCGGGAAGGTGTTCTGCGACAAGCAGATCATCGCCGCGATCCGGGCCATGCTGCCGCACTCGGACCTGATGATGCTGCCGCACAGGTGGGAGCACGCGATCAGGAAGATGCTACAGTCCGACAAGCGTATGTCGCGTGTCGAGGCACCCGGCGGGGGCGACGGGAGGATGCGTATCGGGGGCCGCGAGGACCGCAAAAAATATACGATCTACGCCTTCAATTTCGACCTCGAAAGCGTGGCCCAGTTGGATCGCGGTGGGTTAGTTGAAGAGTTCCTTAAGAACGGAAATCCGGCCGGCGGCGAAAATCGCGCGCCGCTGAAACTCGTAAAATGAAAATGTGGCCCAGTCGACTGGGCCACATATCGTCGACTGGGCCACGCTACTGGGCCACCATAAGTCGCCGTTTTATAAGGGTAATTACAATCCGTGGCCCAGTGGCCCACACATATTACACACACATATACGGAAACATGAATAGTGTGTATTTCCCCTACAGGAATACACACTATGTATCTTTTTACAGGCTCTTGGTGAAAGGGTGTGGGCCACGGGCCACGGGGCGGCGGTGGCACCCGACGCCGCCCATGCCCGAAAACGAAAAAGGCCCCGTGCGTGAGCACGGGGCCAGTCGGGTCGACGCCGCCCTGCGGTGCCTACCGCAGGGAGCTAGTTGGTAAGTTGAGCGTGGCACCAGCGCCACGCTTCCTCGGGGGTGTTCTCGCCGCGGTTGATGCGCATGCGCGTTGCGGACGCGGCGTAGAGCGGAACGCGGACCTCGACGTCGTCGACGATGACGAAGAGGTCGTTTTCCTTTTCGACGACCTTCACGTCGCCGAAGATGGTGGTGTTAACGTTCATGGTGTCTCCTATCGTTTCGCTTGATGGCGTTTTCGATGATGGTGATGGCCCGGTCGATCGCCCACACGCCGCACAGCCCGAGGGCGAGCGCGGCGGCGTAGACGAGACCGGAGATGATCTGGTGGTCGGTCACTTCGACCCTCCACAGCTGAGGCAATTGAAGTGCCCGTTGAAAGACCACCCATACGGCATATCGGCTGACCGAAGAGGCTGGCTCTTGATCGTGTCGGCGAGTTGCTGCGGGGTGGACACATCGAGATCAAGGTGCTTTGTCGTCCCGGCCACCTGCGCGTTGCACCCGTGGCACGTATACACCGGAAGGATCTTGAGCTGCGCAACTATGCGTGCGGTATCCATTGTTGTCTCCTGCGGTTGTGGGCTGCCTCTTCAGGCCGTGAGCGCCCAGCTCGCGGCGACGGGGCTCGGAAGCCCCGTTTCGGCTATTCGCTTTCCTCGGTGTTGTCCTCAACGCCGATAAGCTCGGTCACGAGCTTGCGGCCCTTGAGCGTGCCGCAGGTTTTCTCGGCCTTGGTGTCGAGCGCGGTGACGCGGAGGATGTCACCGTTCTCTCTCAGGATGAAATCACCCTTCGCGACGAGCCCCTTGACGGTCTCGTAATTGCGAAGCGTGCTGTTGCCTGATCCGTTGCGCTCGGTGATGTGAGCGCAGCGTACGGTGTAGGGTTTCACCTCTTCGAGCTTGTCTTTCTCGAAGGCTTCGACCTTGCCACCTTCGCCTTTCATTTCGAGGACGATGAGACCCTCGGAATTGGTGGCGAGGAAGGTGCCGAAGCGGACAGGTTCAGTGGTAGTCTGGTAGAGCTTGGACATGATGTCCTCCTGTTCAGGTTGGTGGTGTGTGCAGTTCGCGAGTTGCGAAGGTGTCAAGGGGTCGCCGTCCCAAGGGACGAAGTCCTCAACTCGACGCAGAACACGAGGGTCGTTGTAACCCTCGTCTTCGGCGCGCAGGTATCGCGTCACCAAATAAGTGCCGCTCGGGCTGTAGCGCTCATATTCGATAGCGTACGTGCTCCGTACTGCGCGGAGTGCCATCTCGGTGACAATGTTTGCCACTTCCTTGGCGGTCCACCCGCTTTGCAGCCTGACAAGATCGCCCACCTGAAAGGTGTGCTTTGTCATGGTGTCTCCTGCGGTTGTTGGCTTGTCATCTTCAGGCTGCCGGGCGCCATCCGGTCAGCGACGACCGCGTCAGCGGTCGTTTCGACTGTTGTCGATCACCCCCTCGAGGATGTTCGCGAGGAAGTCTGCGACGACTACGGCGCCACAGACGATCGAGATGTAGAAAAATGCTTCAAGCATGGCAGATCCCCTCGTCTATGAGTTGTTGCGCACGACGGCCGAAGTATCCCTGCAGTTGCCACACCAGACCGCTGTCGATCAGGGTCTGGTAGGCTTCGATGATCAGGGCCTCGGCCTCTTCCGCGTTTTCAAGTTCGACGCCGGCCAGTTCGAACTGGCCTTCAGCGATCATGGTCGCGGTGAAGGTGTTCATTCGTGTCTCCTGCGGTTTCGTTGTGGGCGCACTGTTAAGCCGTGTCGTTTAAGCATCCCGGCGTTGAAAGGGATACCCCATGGTTTCTCATCAGCGCGGGCTACCAATGCCCGCGAACCGGAGGGGGAGACTTCATATTCACGATGTCAAAGAACAGGAGCGGCGCCATCCGGCGAGCGGCTTACAGAGAGGAATATAGGTCCCCTCGTAGGTGATGTCAAGAGTACCTTTCAAAGGCCCTTGTTGTTTTAACGCCTGACAGCTATATTTGTGGGTATGAACAGAGAAGCGTTTACCCGCCTAGACCTGCCTGACACGCCGACGCCGCCAGTGCAGTGGGCGATTGACGTGGCGAACACGCAAACCGACGAGTGCATAACCGGTCGATCGGCGGTGTGGCTCGCGGGCCGTAATTACGGATCGGTAAGGTTTATCTGCACGATAGCCCATGGTCCGGCACCCGGCGCCGACTATGAAGCGGCCCATGCGTGCACCACGAAAGGGTGTGTTAACCCGAGGCATCTTTCGTGGAAGACGCGTAGCGGCAACATGTTGGACAAGCACCGCGATGGAACCTCGGCGCATGCTGTGTTGACCGAGAGCGCGGTTGCCTATATTCGTAGGTCCGACGATACCGACAAGGATCTGGCAGCCCGGTTTGGCGTATCTGCATCAACGGTAAACGCCGCACGTAACTATCGCACATGGAAACATCTGCCATGACGCAGCTACGTACCCGTGAACCTAAGCCCCAAGGCGGATTGTCCAACGCCCCGCGCAAGCGGCAGAACCTGACGCCCGACGAATGGCAGGACAGGTGCAACGAGGCGCGCGCGTTGTCCTACTGCGGCGCGACGGTCGAGGAGATCGCCTCGTTCTTCGAGGTGAGCGTGCCGACCCTGTATCAATGGGGCACGCGCTGGCCACCCTTCCTTGACGCGATGCGCGAGCTGTCGCACTACGCCGACGATCGGGTCGAGAAGAGCCTCTACAAGCAGGCGCTGGAGGGTAACACGACAGCCGCCATCTTCTGGCTGAAGAACCGCCGGGCGAACGAGTGGCGCGACAAGCGTGACATCGATCTCGGCGGCGAGATCAAGATGGACAGCACCGACCCGCGTCAGCTGGCCTTGGCGCTGATCGCAACCATGCGGGAGGCTGCCGAGGACGGCATGCGGCACCCGCTGATCGAGGGAGAACTGAGCGATGATGATCATGGACGAGGCGAGCAGCCTGAGCCAGAAGCAGTACGATCAGGCCCTGACGATGATTTCGAACTCGATGACCTCTTCGCCTGAAGCCGTCAAGCGCCGCTGGCTGAAGACGACCAAGCCGCTCCGCGAGGGGCAGGTCAGGATCAAGAGCTGGCGTGTCGGCGTGGTGCCGCCGCAGGGCTCGTTCGACGAGACGTGGACGCGCCGCTGCCAGCAGTACTGGGACCTGCAGCAGCGGCTCTACGGCTACCGTGTGCGTGGATCGTTCACGATGGAGTTCAACGAGATCACCGACCCGTCACAGATCCCCGGTGATCCCGACATCACCTATACCGTGTGCACGACCAGCGTGGTCGTCGGCGAAGTGCTGCCCGGGCCACGCGTGGACAAGGAAGAATGGACGCGCTGGCGTCTGGCAAATCCGAACGTTGAATGACAACAGGTCCGCATCGGCAAGCAGGAGAATGGCCCCGGCGCTACCAAGGCGAGGTATGTGATAGCCTTCGCAGCGGCAAACACAAAGGAGTGAGCACCATGGAAAGCGACAAGATCTTCACCGCAATCGTCAAGCCGGCCTACGGCAAGCCGCGCAGTCGATTGCTCAGCCTGATCGAGCCCGGCCTTGCCATGGTCATCGGCTTTGGCTACACGCTGCGCTGGAGCAAGACCAAACGCAAATGGGTGGCGTGATGCGTGGCTTGCTTGAGCTGTCCATCCTGACTGGCCTCTACATCGTGTTCACGCTGCTACTCGGCGCGTTGGTCATAGCGTACACGAGCTGACGATGACCGCCCTGAACCTGTCCGACCTCAACAGCGTCGAGGAGTACATCCGCGGCATGAAGCCCGAGCAGCGCGACAAGCTCGTCACGCAGCTCGGCGATCGTGTCAAGCGAGTGTGGTTCCCGCAGCCCGGGCCGCAGACCGAGGCCTACTATCACCCGGCTGACGAGACGCTGTACGGAGGTGCCGCCGGCGGTGGCAAGTCGGACCTGCTGACCGGGCTGGCGCTGACCGCGCATCGCAGGTCGCTGATCTTCCGCCTGCAGTCGGTCGACCTCGATGGCTTCTGGGACCGTCTCGCCGAGGTGGCCAAGCCAATCATCGGCACGAACAACGCGGTCAAGAAGGTCCTGAAGACGACCGACGGGCGAGTGGTCGAAGGCGGCCACCTCGAGCTGCCCGGGTCTGAGAAGAGCTGGCAGGGCCGGCCGCACGATTTCATCGGCTTCGACGAGGCCGCACAGCTCGACGAGATGCGTGTCGAGTTCGTCATCAAGTGGCTGCGCTCCACGCATCCCGGGCAGCGGCAGCGCGTGGTCTTCGCGACCAACCCGCCCATGCCAGAGATCAAGGATGGCCAGCTGATCGACACGGGCGTCGGCGACTGGCTGATGCGTTGGTTCGCCCCGTGGCTCGACGATCTCTATCCGTACCCGGCCGAGCCGGGCGAGATCCGCTGGTGCTTCATGAAGCGCGAGGGCGACCGCTTGGTCACGGTGTGGGTGGATGGCCCCGGCTGCTACGACCCCGAGACGCACGAGCTGCAGACCTACGCGACCGACGACGAGCGCAAGGCGGCGATAGACGACGGCAAGGTGGCGGTCGCCAAGAGCCGCACGTTCATCAAGTCGCTGCTGAAAGACAACGTGTTCCTGAAAGGCACCGGTTACGCCGAGAAGATGTCATCGACCCCAGAGCCGCTGAAGAGCATGCTGCTACTCGGCGACTTCACCGTGAAGGGCGAGGACCACCCGCGGCAGGTCATCCCGACCCAGTGGGTGCTGGAGGCGCAGCAGCGCTGGAACAACTGGCAGATCGACCCGGACCTGCGCAAGCTGATCATGCTCGTCCTGTTCGGCGACATCGCTCAGGGCGGCGCCGACACCACGGTGCTCGCACCGCTCTACACGGCCGATTACTTCGGTCAGCTGGTCACCGCACCCGGCCGCGACACGCCGACCGGCATCGAGGTCGCCCGCATGATCCTCGACCACCGCGACAACAACGCTCTGATCGGGCTGGACGGTACAGGCGGCTGGGCCGGCGACACGCAGCGCACGTTGGAGCTGAAGCACAGCATCGAGAGCACGTTGGTCGTCTCGAGCCACGGCTCGGCCGGGTGGACTGACGACGGCCGCTTCAAATACGGCAACATCCGCACCGAGATGTGGTGGGAGTTCCGCGAGGCGCTCGATCCGAAGAGCGTCTACAACATCGCCCTGCCACCCGGCGCCCGAGTGCGCGCCCAGCTGACGGCGCCGCACTGGTATCCGCGCGGCAAGAACATGTTCATCGAGAGCAAGGAAGAGCTGCGCAAGCGGCTCGGCACCTCGACCGACGAGGCCGACGCTGTGATCGGCGCGTGGCATCTGCGTGACGACGCGATCTACTCCGGCAACATCGTGCAGCGTGAGGTGCCGATCGAGGATCGTCTCAATGGCCGCGAGCCCGGCGGTGTCAACGACCCCAACAACCCTGACAACTACGACCCCCTCGAAGGATGGTGATGCAAGGATTTGGACAACACCCGCTCGTGCTGATCTCGTCGTGCATCTTCGACGACAGCGCGAACATCTATCGCGGCCTGTTTCGCAACGTCGACCCGGAGCTGCAGGAGCCGTGCATCTACGTCAGCTACTACGGCGCAAGGGACGGCACGCCCGGGAAGCCGCGCGACGGCTCCATGGCGGCCGGCGACGATCTCGGCTTTCGTTGCGGCGGGCAGCGCTACGACTTCTACGGCGAGGCGATCAACGTCGAGCCGCCCAAGTTGGTGTACTCGCGATGACGAGGGTCGAGATACGCCCGTCGCAGCTCAGCGACATCTCCTACGTCGCGGCCAACATGCGGCCGGCCGACGAGGTCGAGATCATGTGCCAGCTGCCGGAGACGACGAAGCGGCACGAGCTGGCTTACTATTTGCTGCAGTCAATGGAGGCGCACACCGCGTGGCTCGACGGCAACCCGGCCGCGTCCTTCGGCGTGAGCTACATGACGCCTGTCTGCATGTCGGTCTGGGCGATCGGCACGAGACGCATGCGCAGGACCGTCCCGGCCATCACGCGGTTCATGACTGACCTCGTTGGCGGGAAGTATATCGACCTCGGTTTCAAGACGATGGAGGCCCGATCGCATGTAAATCACCTCGAAGCGCACCGCTGGATGGTCTCCACAGGTGCAGTCCAAGTGGACCTACCCTACATTTATGGTCGAAACGGGGAGAAATTCATCACCTTCCGCTGGACAGCGGAGGGTTTTACTAGCATATCTGAGAGCAGCGACATTCCGTATCAACACACAGCCAGCCGGGACCTATAGCCATGTGTTTCTCCATCAAAGCGCCCAAGATCGACACCAAGCCGACCCCGGCGCCAAAGCCGCAGGATGCCACCAAGCAGGCCGCCGGGAAGGTCCGTCAGGCGACTGCCGAGCAAACCGGCGTGACCGGCAACATCTTCACGACCTCTTTGGGCGACGTTGGCTACGGCCAGAACGCCCAGAAGGCGGTAAAGCTAGGGGGACAATGACATGGCAGTACGCGCGAAATTCATATGCGTGTCCAAAGAGGACGTGGGAGACGGCTTTAGCATTCGTTTCGAGCCTGTCACGGGGGGTAGCGACGAGAACGATCGGTTCTTCGAGTACACCCCGTGGGGCAACCTTGAACTCGGTACCGTGAACACCGAAGCGGCCGCGGAGTTCGAAGTAGGACGCGAATATTTCCTCGATTTCATCGGAACGGGCCATTAACCGATGGCGACCGCGACGCAAGATATCCTCGACGAGTGGCAGGCTCTCGCCAGCGCTCGAACCCAGTGGGAGACGTACTGGCGCAATATCGCCATGTACGTCCTGCCGCAGGTCGAGGTGTATGAGCACGCGCTCTACAACGCATCCGACGCCGTCACCGCGGTCGTCGGCACGCCCGTCGCGGCGAACAAGTCGAAGAACATCTACGACATGACCAGCCTATGGGGCATCGAGCGCCTCACCGCCGGCATGCTCAGCCTGAAGACGCCGGAGACCGAGCACTGGCACGACATCACGCTGGAGAGCTACTTCGGCGAGGAACAGACCTACGAGGAGGACGTCGCGACCGAGAAGCTGCGGAACTACCTCTTCAAGGTCCGCGCGAACCCGAAGACGGGCTTCTGGGATGCCCACCGATCGGCGGTCAAGTCCATGTGCGCGTTCGGCGATGGCTGGATGCGCATCGAGGAGCAGGCCGGCGGTGGTACTGCGTCGCCGTTCCTGTACGTCTACGCGCCGCTGCCTGAGCTTTACCCGGGCGTCGGCCCCGATGGTCAGCCGAACCGCATGTTCCGCGTGTTCTCGTGGTCGGCTCTGCAGGTCGTCCAGAAGTGGGGCGACGCGGCCGGCGCCAAGGTTATCGCCATGGCCAACGACCCGAGCCGCAGGCACGACAAGGTCAAGGTGATGCACGCCATACGGCCGCGTGATGACGTGGCCAAGATGGGCCATGTCGGCACCCGTGCCTCGCAGTTCGAAAGCCACTACCTCCTGCCGGAGGACAAGCATCACATCGGCGAGGGCGGCTACCACGAGTTCCCGTATGTCCGCTACGCGTGGTCGAACTCCGGCCAGCGTCCGTTCAGCGAGGGCCCGGTGGCCTACGCGATCGGCGAGATCAAGTCGCTGCAGGAGATGTCCAAGAACGAGCTGATCGGCATCCAGACTGCGATGCGCCCGGCCTTCGCGACGTACGGCAAGAATTTCAACCGGCTGAATTTCAATCCGGGCGCCGTCAACGGCGGCCTGATCACGCCGGACGGAAAGCCGCTGTTCCAGCCGATGACGCAGGGCGTCCGCCCGGACTTCGCGCAGTCAGTGCTGGAAGCGCGTCGCAACAGCGTCCGCGAGATGCTCTACCTGAACCTGTGGCAGATAATCCTGCAGGACAAGAACGACACCGCCACCGAGGCGCTGATCCGCGCGCAGGAAAAGGGCGAGATGCTGGGCCCGGTGGGTATCAGCCTGAACAACGGTCTGGCCTCGATGGTCGACCGGGAAGTATCGATACTCGCCCGCAAGCAGGCCTTCGCCCCGGGCAGCCCGCTGGAGATGCCGCAGAGCGCGCACGGTCGCGACGTGGCACCGGAATTCACTTCGCCGCTCGATCGGCTGCGCCGCATGGGCGAGCTGGTCGGCATGCAGCGTCTGGTCGAGTTCGCCACGATGCTCGCCGGCGGCGACCCGAACACGGCAGCCAAGATCATGTCGCGTTTCGACATCGACGAAATGCTCGATCGCGCCCGCGACATCCTCGGCGCGCCGGTCAAGTCGCTCAAGGACGCCAAGATCGCCGCTGAAGAGCGCGCGCCGGGCGAGCAGATGCAACAGATGATGGCCGCGCTCCAGAGTGTGCGCGCCGGGGGCGAGGCCGC